GTTATACTATGGGCAGTCACCATAGTAGTAAAGATGCACCCAGACATCTTTCTCTACAGCAGTTCCCCTGCTTGGCGGGTGGTATACTATGGGCAGTCACCATCAATCTGTCGTTTAGCGACGGACACGTCGAGTCGGTGTGCGAAGACCCACCGACCATAGTCTCAGCCGTATATTAACGACGCACGGCACCAAAGATGTGTCTCATTTCCTTTACCTTGGCGATGAACTCATCATTTGGGGCAGTTTGCTCGTGTATCTTGTTGCTTTTTAGTTTCCTACCGCCTTTACCAATTATGGCAGGCTGGAAACTCAGTCCTCTTCGTGCTATGACAATATCGTGTTCTTGTTTCCCGTCTCCAAACTTGTACACATTGCCATCTTCATTGATTACTGAGAGACCGAATCCCCATTGCTCTGCTAATGCAGCTAATTCTTCTGTATCATGAAAATTCTTAGAAGCCGTCCCTTCTGCAAACATTTCACTTGCTTTTCGTGCATCCGACGTGTCCAGCATTCCTCTCACTCTTAAGTCTTCTACTATTGAGTGTATCCCGCATGACCCATCATGCATCACAGATATCTCCTTTATTTCAATTTCATCTCCTTCCTTGACATTGAGTCTGGTCCTAGTCAGTAGGCCTGACTCCCTTTCACCATCTACTACATACTCAGGTACGAACGGTGTCATGTCTGAACCCATTCTGAAATGTCTCGGACCTGCCGATGGACGTATCAGACTAGTTTTATTCATCGACTTCAGGTGTTCGAATGGGTCCTGTGGCGTTGGTATACCTCCGAAAGTCACCGGCTTTAGTCCATCCATCTCTTCCAACTTTTCAGCCTTCGGCTCACCCTTGAGAGATTCACTAACCATCTTCCTATAATCAGGTTTCTTATCATCTATCACCCACTGCTTTTCAATTGTGTCATAGATAAGTGAACATTTCGCTCCAGCATATTCTGTTCGTGTCAATCCACTTGCAGTCTTCTCTTGTTCATCAACCCTTCCTCCAACACTGTCTGCCAGCCATAGCTGCACATCTTCTAGCTCGCATCCATTCGATGCTTCACTTGCCAGTTCATACTCCAATGGGGACAGTGTGAGTTCTTCTGTACTAAATGTATTTCTGAACACACGTGGACGCACCTCCCGTATTCCTAGCACCCAAGCCACTGCCGCTAACTTGTTTGTCTGTTCTCTTCTTGCTTTTTTACTTAGCTCCAGTAGGTCACTCGTCCCTGTCCAACCTCTGGAGTAACCCCAGACTGTATTTGGAGTCGAACAGTACGGTATCAGAGCCATAATTTGTGGCATCCTTATATCCAGTCCGTTCTGAATCTCTCCGGCCAACCCTACGCAGTAGTCTTTCAGCATTTTCCCGAAACCCCACTTTATCACAGTTCCTGATATGGAATTCCATCCTTGCAGTAGTACGTTGACCGTTGGATCCGCATGCTCCAGCCCGTAATCCCTGAGTAATCCGTTGAACACTCTTGAGGTAGCTGGCGTTGCACTACTCAGTGCTTTTCCTATCCCGCCTAACTCCTCTACAACATTCGTTGCGACTGCTTCAAACATAGATCCATAAATCAGATCGGTGGCAAGTGAGAAGGATGTTGAGAACCACCCTGGTGCTCTTGACAAGCTTGGTCTAATTGGTATCTCTCCTAGCGCTCGCGTTAGACTATGGCTAGGCGGCACCATTGACAAAATAGTGTTGCTTTCTTTGACACGACTGAACATGTCGCTAGCCATTTTAGGCATGCCACGCATCATCCTAAATGCTTGCACCAGTGAGGCTACACAGTCCAGCTTAGTTGCTACAGACCAAATCAAGTTATACAAACGGTCTGGCGATCCCCACAAGTAGCTCTTATCGACCACTATGTCGCCGTCGCTCACAAGCACCATGTCATCCTTCTCCATCGAACAGTTAGTATAAATGTTTTCAGACCCGTAGAACACAGAAGGGTATTCATTCGAGGATAACACTAACAACCCCAACTCCTCTGGCGTCATCCCGTCTGTATCTATAACAATAGATCTGTCCATCATCGCACTGATGCGTGCTGCCTGTGAGACGTTTGGATATCCTTGATATTCTATATCATCGCAAACTTCTCTGGTTGTGCTCTTAGAGGTAACAGCCAGCGAGTAGTCCATCAGATACAAATACATTTTCATGAACATGTGGCGCATGTCCATCGGTATCTGCATTTTTTCTGAGACTGCTGCCATTGGTAGAGATGATGTCTCACTGCTCAACATGGTATGGCACCTTGCAAGTATGTGCCGTTTGATCTGATCGTCCATCAGATGCATGGACGATTCAGCTGTAGCGTACATCACAGTTGCCCGTGACGGCAGTAACTGCCACTCCCGACTCCCTCTGAAACTCAGCTGTATGGTTGACAACTTATCAGTTCTGTCTTTGTAGCTGTTCTTGTGCCTAGCTACGGCCCGGACTGATAGGTTGAACCCATCTCCGAAGTGTGCCTTCGTGAACTTCAGCTGACAATTGAGTGCCCTGATCACATTTCGCTCGGCAGGGCTCAAGATCTGCTTCTCCGCCTCGACTCCATCGATAATCACGTTACGGGAGGTTGAATGGCGTTCAAGAAACTCCGTAACGTACCTATCCATGTGGTTCACCGCATCTGGAAGCCCAGACAGGTAGTCAGCGACACGGTTGTATTGAGACATGTTGGCTGGTATTGTTACTGTATTATCGATTGACTCAAGTAACTGCGATTTGTTGGCTGCACTTTTGTGATTTGGTTAGTTTCTGTTGGTGAAATCTCTGTTACTATAACTCTTTTCCACCGACGCGCCAGCGCGTTTCGTCCCATTTCAGGGTACTCCTCAGGGTGGTTGATTTAATATGCAGTTTTTCCAACTTATAGATCGCACTTATTAAATCCCACTCCCGACGGTGCTGGTTTTGGCATTTTTGTTTTTTTATCGACGCGCCAGCGCGTTTC